GTGATACCAGTAAATATAATTGTTTGTTTTTTTCATTGTTTAACCTTTTTTTCTATTTTCCATTAATTCAGCCATTTCCAATTGTTCAATTATATTTTCTAAACAATCATTTATAGTTGTTTCTGTTCCTTCATTATCTTTTAATAACGAACCGAATTTGTGAAACTTGGCTTGATTTTTTATGTCGTAAAGATCGCATAATAAGTCTGATATATTCATTGTTTTATTCCTTTTAATTAAAATTCATTCTTTAAGTATTCTTTTAGTTCTTCATCTTCACGACTTATCAGCATTGCTTCAACATTATCGTCTGATAGTGCGATATCAACGTCTATTAGTAGCTCACCGCATAGTGTGTAGAATTCTGTTTTTGTCATTGTCTTAATCCCCTCATTAAATTATTTTAATGTAAAAATGCAATATTGTTGGCAGTCCTATTATTGCGTAAATCAACATAAAACCTGGTAAAACATTCCAAACGATTGCACCTAAGATAATAAAGATTGTTAGTAATATAATTAAATCTAAAATAGTTTTTATCATTGTCTTATTCCTTTTATGTAAAGTTGTTATACATTGTATATAGTATAGTAGTTTTACATTGTCAACAGTTAATATCAAATTTTTTTACATCAATAATAATTAGCTATAGATATTGTGTGTCAACAAGTTATATGATAGTTATATAGGATATATAGGATAAGGTAGCTTTTAGGTTTTTGTTGTCTGGATTGGATTTAAGTTTTTTTATGTGCTGGATTTTATATTTTTCTAAACAGACAGACCTGACAACATCATACACAATCTGTATTGCAGACCCACCGGGGGCATGTTCCGAAACCATGCATCCTGACCTGGTCTACCGCTCTGTATATGTGTTAATCAATACTATCCAACACACACTCAGGAGTAACTATGCCTAAGAGGAAGTTAGCTAAGAAGGAAGATATTATCTTGAAGATGATATCGGATGGGATAACGGTTACAAGTATATGTAAGGGTATGGGTATAAGTAGGTTTACCTTTTACAAGTATTTAAATGATAATCAGGATTTGAAGGAAGCGTATCAGTTGGCTAGGAGTAGTTATTCTTCTGAATTTAGAAGTGACTATGAGAAGTTACTGGTTGGGGCTGTTGTTGGTACGGCTAAAGTGGATGTAATAGCTTTGAAGGAGATGGGTGTGCATAGTAGATGGTTAGAGTCTAAGTGTAACCCAGAAGAGTTTGGTGATACTTCAAAAGCCATGATGCAGTTGAAGAATGGAGATACTGAGATTAATATTGCTTGGATGACAGATGGCTCAGGTAACGATACCGTATAAACCTCGTGCGTCTCAGGCTGAAATGCATAACAACCTAAGACGCTGGAATGTTTTAGTCATGCACAGACGTTTTGGCAAGACTGTTTTTGCAATTAATCATTTAATTAAGGAATGTTTAACCTGTCCATTGCCCAGACCAAGGGTTGCTTTTATTGCGCCTACCTTTACGCAAGCTAAGAGAATTGCGTGGGATTATGTTAAATATTATGCAAGTGTTATACCAGGCGTAGCCTTTAATGAAACAGAGCTACGAGTAGATTTTCCCAACGGTGCAAGACTGATGTTATTGTCTGCTGAGAATCCAGATGCCCTAAGAGGTATTTATCTGGACTTGGCTATCTTTGATGAATATGGAATGCAGAATCCAAGGGTATGGGGGGAGGTAGTACGACCAGCCTTGTCTGACAGAGAGGGGGCTGCTGTATTTTTGGGAACTCCTGCTGGTCATAATCATTTTTTTGATTTGTTGCAACAGGCAAAGAATGAATGTGAAGAAGGCTCAGACAAGTGGTATTGGAAAACGGTCAAGGCATCTGAGAGTGGGATTGTTAAGGATGAAGAGTTAAAAGCTGCTAAACAGCAAATGACAGAAGAGCAGTTTGACCAGGAGTATGAATGTTCCTTTACAGCCAGTATTATTGGTGCTTATTATGGAAAGTTAATTGCAGAAGCAGAAGAGAGTGATAGAGTAACAAAAGTACCCTATGACCCTTCAATGCCTGTGCATACAGCCTGGGATTTAGGAGTAAATGATGCGACTGCTATTTGGTTTGCTCAGACGTATCGTGGGGGTGCGGTACATATTATTGATTATTACGAGAATAGTGGAGTCGGTCTCGACCACTATGCGGAAGTTCTTAACCGGAAAGACTTCGTATACGGTGACCATCTCGCACCACACGACATCGAAGTCAGAGAACTTGGGTCTGGCAAATCGCGTCTGGAAACGGCTTTATCGCTGGGTATCAGGTTCAAGGTAGTGCCTCGCATGAAAGTAGCGGATGGTATCAATGCAACAAGGATGTTGCTACCGAAGTGTTTTTTTGATAGAGATAAAACACAGGATGGTTTAGATATGTTACGACAGTACCGACAAGAGTGGGATGATAAGAAGAAAGTGTTTCGTGACCATCCACGACATGACTACACATCTCATGCAGCAGATGCGTTTCGATATTTAGCAACTGGGCTTGAGCAAAGGACCAGAATGGTACGACCACCACAAACCGTTGCTGTTAATGAATATAATCCTTTTGCCATGTAAGGAGAAGTAAAATGAGTTTTTTAAGTCCACCTCGTATGGTTGCACCGCCACCACCTGCACCAGTTCCAGAAGAACCAGATATGGAATTAGGTGCAGCACTTGCTGAAGAAGGGGTTAGAAGACAACGAGCAGGGCGCGTTGGCAGAGGCTCTACCATTGTTGCAGGATTACTGAATCAGGATACTGCTAAAAGCAAGACGATGATAAGCTAATGATTGATGAAGAATTAAAAGCATTATTGAAGCGGTTTGATTATGTAGAAGACCAGCGTGATACATGGAACACGCACTACCAAGAACTCGCTGACTTTATGCTTCCCAGAAAAGCAGAGATTGTAAAACAGCGTTCCAAAGGCGAAAAGCGTATGGAACAGATATTCGATGGCACAGCGTTGCAAGCGGTTGATTTACTCGCTTCGTCTTTGCACGGTATGCTGACGAGTGGTGCATCGCCTTGGTTTCATTTGGACATCAAAGATACCGACATTAATCGTGATGATGATGTACGAGAATGGTTGCAAGATACGTCCATGCGAATGATGAGATTGTTTAATCAATCAAACTTTGAAACCGAAGTGCATGAGTTATACGTTGATTTAGTTGTGTTTGGTACAGGCTGTATGTTTATTGAAATGGGGGAAGACAATCAGCTTCGTTGTTCAACACGACATATTTCTGAGTTTTACATACAAGAAGATTTGCATGGTATGGTGGATACCGTCTATCGAAAGTATGAATCGTCTGCCAAAGCAGCAGTACAAAGATTTGGAGAAGAGAATGTCGGAGAGCATATTCTCAAAGTATTTAAAAAGAATCCAGAAGAGTCCGTAGAAATATTGCATATTGTTACCCCTCGTATGACACGAGATATAACCAAACGTGATAATATAAATATGCCATTTGCTTCGGTGTATGTATGTAATAAAACAAAAATGGTGCTGTCCGAAGGTGGCTTTGAAGAAATGCCGTTTATCGTTCCAAGGTTTCTAAAAAGCACAGGTGAAATCATGGGGCGTTCTCCAGCGATGATTGCATTGCCAGATGTAAAAATGCTGAACCTAATGAGCAAAACAATTATTCAAGCAGCTCAAAAACAAATCGACCCCCCGTTGCTTGTTCCTGATGATGGCTTTATGTTGCCTGTCAGAACACAGCCTGGTGGTTTGAACTTTTATCGCTCTGGCACACGAGATACGATTACGCCTTTGAATACAGGCAGCAATACCAATGTTGGTTTGAGTATGGAAGAACAAAGAAGACAAGCGATTCGCTCTGCTTTTTATGTAGACCAAATACTGGTTGGCGGTTCTCCAAACATGACAGCCACCGAAGTGATTCAAAGACAGGAAGAGCGGATGCGAGTAATTGGTCCTGTTCTTGGAAGATTAATGAATGAAATGCTACGTCCATTGATAGACCGTGTATTTGCGCTCATGTTACGAGCCGATATGTTGCAACCAGCACCAGCGTTAATACAGGGAAGAGATGTAGATATTGAATATGTATCCCCACTAGCTATGGCACAAAAATCCAGCAGCTTGAACAATACCATGAAGGCGTTGGAGATATTAATGCCATTGGCACAGGCATTACCTGTAGGTGACCATATTGACCCAGATGGATTGGTGCGACACATTACCGATAGTCTGGGTGTGCCAAAAACAACATTAAAATCTCAACGTGAAGTAGACGCAACAAGACAACAACGTCAGGAAATGCAACAAGCAATGCAGGAGCGTGAAGCATTATCACAAGACGTGGCTGATACCGCACAAGCAGCACAAGCAGTTAGAATGGTGAGCAAATAATGGTACAAATACAATCTATTGAGAATGAAGCCTATACACAAGAGCGAAGGCAACAAGAGATTGAACAGCTTAGAGATATGTACACCCAGACATTTACATCTGAAAATGGAAAAAAAGTACTCAATGATTTAGCCAATCGATGCCATGCAATGAGTACCACTTTTGTATCTGGAGATGCAAATGCATCTGCCTTTGAAGAGGGAAAACGTGCCGTTTTCTTACATATTAAAAACATGATTAATAAGGAGTAAAAATGGAAGAACAAGCAGTCGAACAGGTAGACCAGCCATCTACAACGGTGTTAGAAACACCAGCAGAGGTAGCACAGGGCGGTTCTGGTAACGATTTCTTAAACCAGTTGCCAGAAGAATTACGCTCACATCCAAGCCTTTCACCAATTAAAGATGTGGGTAATCTTGCGAAATCCTATGTGAATGCACAACAACTCATTGGTGCAGATAAACTAGCAGCCCCCAAAAATCCATCCGAAGAACAACTTGGCAAAATACATCAGTATCTAGGTGTACCAGAAACAGCCGATAAGTATGATGTTGTCGTAGATGGAAACGTAGTAACAGAAGAAATTGCTAGTAATTTTAAGGGCATAGCACATAAACTTAATCTTACACCTAATCAAGTAAATGGTGTAATGGAATATTACAAATCAACGGTAAATACATCACAAGAAGAGATTAGCCGACAACAAGAAACTCTCAAAGAAGAAACCATTACCAATCTGAAAAAAGAGTGGGGTCAGGCATATGATGATAAACTGGCAGGGGTAAAAGGATTGCTTGGTAAGTTTGGCGATTCCGATATTTATGAGTTACAACTAGCAAGCGGTTTGAAGTTCGGTGATGACCCACGAGTCATTAAATACTTCTCCCAAATGGCAGACTTTGTAAATAAATCTACAAGTGAAGATACGATTGCCGATGCAACACAAACACGCAAACTTACACCAAATGAAGCGCAAGCAGAAATCGATGCCATTATGAACTCACCCGAATATACCGATAAAAAGAACTACATCGCACGACAGAGAGCCATATCCCGTGTGAGTGAATTGATGGAAATGGTACATGGATAAAGAGTCCTTCATTCTTGCTCGAAATGAATTAATATGTAATCTCTTGCAAACCTGTGCAAATAGAGATATTTTAGATACGAACCAGCTAAAAGACAAAGCAGACGTGCTTTGGGGTTGGGTTGTTAAGGGTAGCGATACACATCGTCCTGAAGACAATCGGATAGACGATAGTTCTATGGCAACTAAAAAGCCAAGAGGTGTCCGTAAGGGTAGCACATCGACAACAGTATAAACGCAATTTGTGAAAGAAGGAGTATAGTATGTCTTCACAAGTCACAACCGCGTTCGTACAACAGTATTCTGCCAATGTGCAAATGCTGTCACAACAGATGGGCAGCCGTCTGCGTGATGCAGTTCGCATTGAGAATGTTGTCGGTAAGAACGCATTTATAGACCAAATAGGTAAGGCAACCGCGCAACTGCGTACATCTCGCCATGCCGATACACCACAACTTGATACACCTCATGCAAGACGTAGATTAAGTTTAGCATCGTATGAGTATGCTGATTTAATCGATGACCAAGATAAGGTGCGTATGTTAATTGACCCAACATCTTTTTATGCACAAGCCGCAGCAGCAGCTATGGGACGTGCAATGGATGATGTGATTATCGATGCAGCACTTGGTACAGCGTCTACAGGTGAAACAGGTTCCGGTTCAGCAACACTTGACGCAACAAACAATATGGTAGGTTCATCATCATCGAATGATGGGTTGACCATAGCTAAATTGCTTGAAGCAAAACGTAAGCTGGACTTAAACGATGTTGACCCTTCGATACCACGGTATATTGCAGTAGGTCCAAAGCAGATTGAAGATTTATTGGGTACAACTCAAGTCACCAGTTCAGACTTCAATACAGTAAAGGCATTAGCTCAAGGGGATGTAAATTCCTTTTTAGGCTTTGAATTTATTATGACGAATCGTCTGGATGTTGATTCAAATGATATTCGTTCTTGCTTTGCATGGGCTGAAGATGGACTTACCCTGGGTATTGGTAAGGATGTATCTGCACGTATTGATGAGCGTAATGATAAAGGTTATGCAACTCAAGTTTACTATTGTATGGATATTGGAGCAGTTAGGATGGAAGAATCCAAAGTTGTTAAAATATTCTGTGATGAAACACCAGACTAAGATAGGGGATAAAAATGACTACTAAAAACTCAGACTTAGTTGCCAATTATCTTGCTCTTCCTTCGGTTGCTAATCCAGCAAGCGAGTTGGGGGGAAGGATAAGAATTGCATCTGGAAATGTTGCTTTAGCAGATGGGGATAGCACAGATGACGATATTGTTTATCTAGCTCCAATCCCATCTCATGCAAATCTTATATCCGTTCGGATTGGAACAGATGCATTAGGTGGTTCTTGTACTTTTAACGTAGGCTTATATAAGTTGGACAACACAGTTGTAGATGAAGATTGTTTAGCAACATCTGTTGCAGATGGCGCAGCAATCGCAGAACTTCGCTATGAAGTTTTGGATTTAAATACAACAGGTCAAAAACTATTTGAGCTTGGCGGTTTAAGCACAGACCCAGGTGAGCCACTTTACGTAGCAGCAACTTTCAATGCTACTGGTGGAACAGCCGGAGACATGGCATTTATTATTGAATATGCCGTAGACTAAAACATTGGGGGCAGAGCAATCTGCCCCTTACACTTAAAGAGGTAGAATTATGTCTTCTGTTGTTGATATTTGTAATGAAGCTATGGACTTACTTGGGGCTGCAACAATTACTTCCCTTGATGAAAACTCCAAAGAAGCAAAACTCTGCAATCGAAGATTTACTACCGTAAGAGACCAAGTATTACGCTCTCACCCTTGGAACTCAGCCATACGCAGAGCAACCCTTGCCAAAGACTCCGCTACACCAGCGTTTGGATTTATCAATCAGTTTTCACTTCCTACTGACCCATTTTGTTTGCGTGTATTATCGTTCTTTACCGATAGCATCAATCAGGACATCGCTGCTTATGAAACACAGGTTATGTTTAAGATTGAAGGCAGAAAAGTATTATCAGATGAAACAGCCTGTAAGATTATTTATGTTGCACGAGTTACTGATACAGAAGAATATGATAGTCTTCTTTCTAGCACGATTGCACACAAATTAGCATCGGAAGTTGCCTATGCCATAACAGGAAGTGCATCGCTATCCGGTCAGATATTTCAGTTATATCAAGCACGATTATCCGAAGCCAAAGCTATGGATGCGATGGAAGGTGTACCAGATAGATTAACATCGAGCGAGTTTATTGACGTAAGAGTGTAATATGGCACGAGTATCAACGATTGTTACCAACTTCCAATCCGGTGAGCTAACACCCAGATTAGAAGGAAGAGTTGATTTACAAAAATATAATGCAGGGGTGCAAACCTTGCAAAACATGGTGGTCTTTCCTCAAGGTGGTATAACTCGAAGAACCGGAAGTTATTATGTTCATTCATCCAAAGATGGTGGTGAAGTGCGACTCGTAAACTTTGAGTTTGGTGCAGATACAGCATCTGAAGAGCCTGTATCCTATGTATTGGAGTTTGGTCTAAACTACATTCGTTTTTACAATGATGAGGAAATACTTACTGAAGCAACAAAATCCATAACCGGAATCACAGCAGCAAACCCAGCGGTGGTTACATCGTCTTCTCACGGCTATAGCGATGGCGATAGAGTGTTTATCAAAGGGATTGTTGGAATGACGGAACTTAATAACAGAGAGTTTACCGTTGCAAATAAAACAACCAATACATTTGAATTATCAGGTATCAATAGCTCTGCTTTTACAGCGTATTCTTCCGGTGGTACATCTGGCAAAATCGTTGAGATAACCACTACCTATACCGTAGCACAGGTAAAAGAATTGACGTTTGCACAATCCGCAGATGTGATGTTTATTGCCCATCGCAGTCATGCACCAGCACAACTTACACGAACAACGGCTACGTCTTTTACATTAGAAGATGTAGATTTTGTAGATGGCCCATATGAAGACGAGAATATTGGAACAACAACGATTACATCGGACGCAAACACAGGAACAGTTACATTAACAGCTTCGGCTGATTTATTTGCATCATCAGATGTAGGTTCTTTGTTTCGATTCAGAGATATTGTTGAAGTACAACATGATGCGTGGGCAACAGGAGATACCTATTCACAGAATGATTTAGTACGACATAATGGTAATGTATATAAGAAAACAGATGCAGGAAGTGGAGAATCTACAGGAGCGCAAGCACCTGTTCATACATCTGGCTCAGAAGTATACGGCAATCATACATGGCAGTTTCAGCATAGTGGCACAGGATTTGTAAAAATCACAGCGGTAGCAAGTGCTACATCAGCAACGGCCGTGGTGCAAAATAATTCGGTCAATGGAAATATCAATACACTTGTCTTACCAAAAAATGCAACAGATGGAACAACGCGTTGGTCACGAGGGGCATTTAGCAGTCGAAACGGGTTTCCAAGAGCCGTAGCATTTTATGAAGAAAGATTGTTTTTTGCTGGTACAACCGCACAGCCACAGAGTATTTTTGGTTCTGTAACAGATGATTTTACCAATCATAGTCCTGGCACAAATGATGATGATGCCATTAATGTTACGATTGCATCTGACCAAGTAAATGTTATCAAGCACATGATACCAGGACGATTCTTGCAAATCCTTACTACAAGCGCAGAGTTTACCTTATCAGGTGGTACGCAAGGGGCTGCGGTGACTCCCACATCGGTAAATGTCTTACGAGAAACCACATTTGGCGTATCAAATGTGCGTCCACTTCGAGCAGGAGCAAGCACAATACTGGTGCAAAAAAGTGGTGAGAAAGTAAAAGAAGTTACTTTTGATTTGAATACGGATGGACTGGTGGGAAGAGACTTAACGATATTAGGAGAACATCTTGCCAAAGGTGGTTTGGTGGATATGGTATGGCAGCAAGAGCCAGAATTGATTTTATGGTTCGTGCGCTCTGATGGTGTTTTGATAGGTCTTAGTTATGACCCTGCAAACAATACAGTTGGATGGCATCAGCATCCGTTTGGAAACTCAGGGGTTGTTGAGAGTGTTACATCCATACCAAGTGGAACAGAAGACCAAGTATATTTATCAGTAAAGCGCACCATCAATAGTTCTACGGTACGACATATTGTGTATCTCAAATCATTTAATTTTGAGCAAAAAATACGAAATGTTTTCTTTTTGGATTCAGGGGTTACGTTTCAGAATACTGCTAAGACGATTACAGGTGTGTCCCTGTCAACCGACCAAGTAAGTAGTGTAACAATAGACCATCAAACTGTCACCATCACATCTTCTTCACATGGATTTAGTAACGGTGATGATGTTGTTATCAATGATGTCGTTGGTATGACAGAACTGAATGGCGATAGTTTTACAGTATTCAACTCACAAACTAATACCTTTGAGTTGGCAAACCCAGCGACTAAAAGCATAAAATCAATCAGCAAAGCAAACCCTGCAAATATCAATATTGATAATCATGGTTTTGCAACCAATGACCAAGTCGCTATTTTTGATATCGTAGGTATGACAACGGTCAATAATACAGGGGTTATTGTTACAAAAGTGGATGATAATAATTTTACTATCAATGTTGATTTGAGTTCAGCAAGTGGTTTTCCAGCAGCAAAAGTAAATAATGGAAGTGGTATTAGTAGTGGTTCTACGGTTATTGATATTGATAATGTATCAGGTACAATATCAACAGGCATGGTGGTAACAGGCACAAACATAGCTTCTGGAACAACCGTTGTCGCATTAGCTGGGCAAACCAAAATTACCTTATCTACTGGCACAACAGGAGCAATAGCCGATGATGCAGATTTAGTGTTCTTGCCGAATAGTGGTGTGGTGCGTAAGGCAACCAATGGAACACCTTTTACAACTTACATATCAGGTGGTGAAGTTCGCAAGAAAATATCGTCTATTACAGGAGTCAATCATTTAGAAGGTGAAACGGTTGCAGTCTTAGTAGATGGAGCAAGCCATGCTGACAAGACTGTAACAAATGGTAACATTACGTTAGATAGAAGTGGTGGTGTCATTCATGTTGGATATAATTATGACTCATTGGTAGAAACCTTGCGTATGGAAGCTGGTGCTGATGATGGCATATCACAAGGAAAAATAAAACGAATACATGGTGTAACAGCACGATTTATTGATACAGTAGGAGCAGAAACAGGACCAGACTTAAATAATCTTGACCGAATGCCATTTCGTGATAGTAGTATGGCTATGGATGGTCCCATACCTTTATTTAGTGGTGATAAGGAAATATTCTTTCCATCTGGATATGATAATGATGCTCAAGTCATTATACGACAAAACCAGCCGTTGCCTATGACGATACTGGCAATTATGAGAAGGTCTAATACATTCGATGCTTAAATTAAGAACTTTTGATAAAAAAGATATTGAAAACATAGATTTAGACTTTGTTATTGAAAAACAACATAAAGATGCATTTGTTGCACCAGACCAGGTGCATGGTTATACATTGACCGACGATGGTGTGATATTAGGCATGGGCGGTATTCACAAGATGTGGGGTAAAGTTGCAGAGGGTTGGTTTTTTATATCAAAGCAAGGTAAGATAAAATACAAGTCAGTAGTAAAACACACCTATTATATGTTTGATGTGATTGAAACAGAGAATGAATTGGATAGAATACAGGCAAGTGTTTCAGCAGATGACCCAACAGCCATACGATTTGCGCGATGGTTGGGGTTTGAAAATGAGGGTTTGATGAGACAATATGGTGTAGATGGCGGTGATTATTACCGCATGGCGAGGATAAAGTAATGCCTGATGGTGGATTAACAGCATTAGCCGTAGGTGGTCAGGTTCTTGGCGGTATCATGGGTTCAAAGGGAAACCAAGCTGCTGCTCGTGCTGCGGAACAAGTAGCTGAATTTAATGCACAGGTTGCTGAAAACGAAGCAATCCTTTTACAAAGGCAGAAAAGAGAAGAAGAAGCTGCGCTCAGAAGACAGTCTGATAGGCTTATTAGCACACAAAGAGTGGCAACAGCCAAGTCTAGCATACAAATGTCAGGCAGTCCATTACAGGCTTTAGCCGATGCTTATTTCAACACAGAAAAAGATGCAGCACGAATACAATATGCCTCGAGTATTCAGCAGATGCAAAAAGAATCGGAAGCAAGATTGGCACGTTTAGAAGGACAAGCAACAGCGCAAGCACTTAGAATACAAGCACAACAATCATTGCTTGGTGGATTTACCGATGCAGCAGCAACAGGAGCAAGTTTAGTCTGATGCCCAGAATACCATTATACAATCAAGGAACAGGGCCAACACAAGGATTAGCTGCTGGTCAGTTATCACCACGAGCAAGTATAAATGCTTTTACTGCGCCTGGTAGGGCATTTGCTAATTATCAGAAAACATTTGGGGATGCCAGTAAAGTTGCAACTAATTTTGCATTGGCTGAACAAGAAAGAGAAGATGTTGCAATTAACTCTAAAGTGATGGCAGAAGCGACAGAAAAATTAAATGTAGCTCAATTACAGGCATCAAATAAAGATACGACTATAGACGAAGGAAACAGGTCATTTGAAGAAGCATCTGCTGGAATTATTGATAATGTAAAAAATAGTGGTTATGGTAAAAGAAGAGAAGCAATGCTTGTAAATAATTTAAACAAGTTGCTTTTGAAATCAAAATTAACTTTTCAGCAAAATGCCTTTAATAATGGTAACAAAATTGCTTTAAGTAATTACAATAATTCTTATTTAAAAAATTTAGAGTCATTAAATGGAATGAACCCAAATTCATTTGAATGGTTAACTACAACAGAATCAATGTTAGCTGATAACCGAGTAGCACTTCAAAGTGGAATCGCAACTAATAATACAGAAGGTTCAATTCAATCAGATATAAATAAAATAAAAAGAAACAATACAAGGTTAAGTTTATCAGAATCAATTAGAGATGCAAAATCATTAGAAATATTGGAAAGCATTAAAAAAAGAGTTTCGCAAGAAATTTCTAATGCGTCAGACGCATCTGTTCTTAACAACCTAATTGATGAACAAGAAACTGAAATTAAAAACAATAATATAGCTTTTGTTTCAAACTTTATTGATTCAACTAACATTGATGATGAATTTTTAACAATTCAAAATTTAGAGGATGACTTTAATAAAGCAAAGCAAGGAAACTTTGGGGAAGATAGTGTTAGGCAAGAAATATGGGATAAATCAAGTGAATCGGAAAGAAAAGTAATTGTAAATAGTATGCAAGCTAATTTAAACCAAGCAAAAAGAAATTTCACTTTTTTACAAAGGCAAAACGAATTGACAATCAACGCAGCAAACGATGATTTGCTTGTAGAAAATTTACAAAAAGCTAGAGATTTAGGTATTAATTTTGAAGAAGTTAATAATTTACCGTTTCAAGGGGCGCAAGGAGAGCAGTATAGAGAACAGCTTGCTACGGTTATTCAAAACAGATTAGTTGGTGCAGAAAAAACAACAGATAGTTTTTTAGCGACCAAAGCAATAGTTCAAAAAATACAATTAGGACAAATTACAAGCATTACCGAAAAATTTCAAATACCTGGCATAGATGAAAAACCACTATCAATTTTAGAAAGAGAAAATATACAACTTACTTCACAAAGAGTGGATGAGTTTTTTAAATTTTTTAGGTCACAAAATAAAGAGGAACTTACAAGAAGAGAGAAAAAAATATCTGATTTTATAGATTCAAAAGAATTAGCAGTTAGAGGAAGTAGTCTACTGATTAATAAACCTACCCCAGATTCAAATGTAAGAATGGAAGTTTTTGAGGCAGCTATTAGAGAAGATATAAGAAAAGGTTTAGAAGACGGTAAAAATTTTGATGATATGTTAAATATTTTATCTCCAGATTATATATTACCGCAACAAACATTAAATAGGTTTATTCCAAGCAAAGAAGCCTTAACACAAGAAGCAAAATCATTATTTAATTTAGAAACAAATATAAAAGGATATACAGTAGACGATGTAGCTCCACCAACTTTGCAAGAAATGGGGCTACCAGCTAACGCTACAGAAAGCCAAATTTTAAATCACCCTGAATACCAAGCGTGGGAAAACAGTTTTAGTGGTCAAGTTTGGAAAGAGCTAACTCAAAGAGCAAATCAATGAGTGTTTTAGAAACAAGAAAAGCAGCTTTGTCTCATTATGGCTTTGAAGATAAAGAAGTTGATGAGTATCTCAATGCAACTCGTGATGCGTTAACCTTTCAACAAATCAATCAAAATAGAAATGAAGATGAGGAAAATTCGGTTTATGCACCAATTAAAAATTATTGGGGCAATATTATTGAATCGGTTACAGGAACAGCTTCGAAAATTGGAGAGACAACTCAAAGAGGATTGCAGAGAATGGCAACCGATATTCAAGAGGTTGCTTCTGATATAAAGGAAGCTGCTGTTGGAGAAGAATTTCAATTTGATGAATACTGGAAAAGAGGGTTAGGCAAATCAACACTAAGTCTTGCGTTGGAATATCACGGAAACGGTGGTGTTTTAGGGGCTGATATACAAAAGTCTTTACAACCAGAGCCAGTAGATACAGGGCATCTTGAAAGAGCTATTGAAACTATGGGTACTCTTATTGGCGATATTCCTGTTGGTGCTGTGTCTGCTGGAACTACTGCGCTTCTAACAAGAAATGCTCCTGCTTCTGGTTTTGCTGCTGGGTTTGCTACCGAGGGTATGCGTCAAACATACATAGAAGCATTACAAAGAGGGCAAGTAGAAAATTTTTCAGAATGGTGGAACATATTTATAGAAAAAGGTCTCGGAGAAGCAATTAAATCAGGGATTGTTACAGGTGCTGGTGTTGCTGCTCCTGGTATTGTTTCAAAATTAGGAAATGAGTCTGCTCTTGTAAAATATGGTACTCAATATGGAGTTTTTTCCTCTCTTGGACCTTTTCTAGAAGGAAGATTACCTACAAAAGATGAATTGATTAATGTAGGTTTAGTAATGGCAGGTTTAGGCGGAACAGCCATAACAGCAAAAAAAGGAACTGATATGATTATGAATCGTGTTGGTTCATCAAATAAAACAACAACAGAAGTTTTAGAAGAAGTAGCTAAAAGTCCTGATATGTTAGAAGATGCTTTAAGTAACAACATTACAGATTTTAGAAAACCTATCGCTGATGGAGACAAAGCAGAAGCTAGTTTTGCTGGAGCAAAAGCACCAACAAAAAAACCAGATATAGAACAACAAAGACAAGACAAGAATTTAGAAGAACTAAATGAAAATCTTATTAGTGATAATCAAGCAATACAAAATGTTGCTAACACAATATCCAATAGCAAAAAAACTTCTCCATTATTAGGCAGTTTAGTAGATATAAAAAATAGAGCTGTTACACAGTATCTTGATAGATTACATCCAGCGTTTTTAGCAGAACAAGCAATAAAAAATAGTGGTGGTAAACTTAATGAAGCGATTACTGCCTATCAACAAATAAGAATACAGCCTGGTCAAGTTGGCAAATCAGTATCTTTTTTAAGTACGGGCACTTTTAAATTTAATACGCCAACAAAAAATACAGGCAAAAGTCTTTCACAAATATTTAAAAATTACACTCCTAAAATGATGAAAGAATGGGATGTGTATGCAAAATCTAAAAGAGCTATTGAAAGAGATGCAAAAGGATTAGAAACAGGTGTAGACATACCTTCAGCACGACAAGCGGTAAACGCTTTAGAAAAAAAACATGGCAAAGTATTTCAAGACTACCTTAAATTTCAGGAAAGTGTTTTAGATTACATGGTAGATTCTGGAATGACTTCAAAAAATACTGCTGTTGCTTTTCGTGAAGCAAGTAAAGATTATGTACCGTTTGCAAGAGATATTGAAACAAATGCTACTGGTGCTTTTTCATCAAATATAATGAACCCATACAAAGCATTTAAAGGTGGAACACAAAAAACCTTTAGCCCTAGTGAAACAATATTTATGAACACATTGAGTCAAATAACATCAGCAGAAAGAAATTTTTCTCAAGTAAAGTTTATTGAACTTATTGAAGCCAATCCAACTGTTTTTCCTAACATTAAAAAATCAGTTGCTAGAGCAAAAGAAACAAGGCTGAAAAAAGAAGAACTTGAAAAAGTGGTAGATGACCCTGCTTCATTAAAAGATGAAGTGATAGATGGATTTTCTGTTTTTAGAAGAGATGGTCATCAATTATCCGATAGTGAAATTGTTATTTTTAGAAAAGGCAAAAGAGAAGTTTGGGAAGTTGGAGAAGATTTAGCTCAAATGTTTAAAGAAGCATCAAGGGAAGAAGCTAACTTATTGATTAAAATAGCAGAACCTTTTTCAAAAACATTGCGATTAGGCGCAACATTAGCCCCAGATTTTGTTGCTAGAAATTTTAGCAGAGACACGATTTCTGCTGCTATATTAAGTAATAATCAATTTCTTCCGATGTTTCACTCATTGTCAGGTTTTAAATCGCTTATCTTCAAAGGCGATAAAATGTATGAAAATTTTGTTAAATCAGGTGCTATGCAATCAATGTTTATAAGTATGGACAGAAATTACTTTGCCCAAAATATGAAACAATTTATGCAAGCAGAAAAAATGCGTAATGTGATAACAAATCCGTTGGAATGGTTGCGTGTTACAGCCGAATTATTTGAAACTTCTTCAAGACTAGGAGAGTTTAAGCTTTCATATAATAAACTTAGAAGAAATCAAAATTTGACAGACAAAGAAATACTTGAGGGTTCTGGTTTTGCAGGAAGAGATGTAACACTTGATTTTGGCAGAATGGGTACAAAGGTTGCTGGTTGGAATAGAATAAATGCTTTTTTAAATGCAACTATTCAAGGTCATGTAAAAGTATATGAAGCATTTAAACGAAATCCTGCAAGAACATCTACAAAAATAAGTGCTTATATAGTTGCACCAAGTATTTTATTGTGGTTGCAAAATCACGATGACCCTAGATATAAAATTATACCTCGTTGGCAAAAAGATTTATTTTGGATTTTTATTGTAGGAGACGGTACAGTTGAAGATGGTGATTATATTGCTTGGAGAATACCAAAACCATTTGGTCTTGGAATAGTATTTGGAACAGGCACAGAAAGAATGTTAGACCATTTTGTTGGTCAAGACCCTGTTGCTATGAAAAAATTTGTAGATGAACAAATGGGTGGATTTAGTTCTTTAACAGGATTAATACCAGATGTATTAAGACCACCCATTGAACTTTTTACAAATACCAGTTTTTTTACAAAAAAACCTATTGTTCCAAGATACCTTGAAAAAGTTTTGCCAGAATATCAATATACAGAATATACAAGTGAAACAGGAAAGCTGGTGGGCAAATGGCTATCAGAAACAACGAATGGAACTATGGGAAGTCCAGCAAGTTTTGACCATCTTATGAGTTCTTGGACAGGTACTTTAGGAAGATATGCTCTTGAATTTAGTGATTATTTATTGAAAAAGTTTGATGTGGTAGATACGCCTGAGAAACCTTTAGACACATTAGCTGATGTTCCTTTTATTAAGGCTTTTGTTGTTAGAAATCCTACTGGTGGCTCAGAGCAAGTTGAAAGATTCTACGACTATTACAATAAAGTATCTACTCAATTAGAAACAATCGATAAACTTTTAAAAGAAAACAACTTAAAAGAAGCTAAAAAAGTACAGGGCAAAATAAATTTAAATTTATTGCCATTGGTTGAAATGCAAAAAGTTATTTCAGCACAGTCAAAATATATTAAAGCAATATATAATTCAGACATGACACCAGCAGAAAAAAGACAAGCAATAGATGAAATTTACAGGGCAATGATTACTGTTGCTTCAGCAGGGGTATCTTTGGCTGAAGAAACAAAAAATGAATAAATTACTTTAACTTTATTGAAACATAAAAATAAGGTATAAGAAAGTAAGTAGGAGTAGATATGACAGTCAGTAGCACTACAACAAAAGTCAGCTATAGTGGTGATGGCACTACCTCTGCTTTTGCCTATAGCTTTAAAATATTCAATGATAGTGATTTAGTAATTATTGTTCGTAACAATACAACAGGTGCAGAAACCACTAAAACACTCAACACCGATTATCTTGTAAGTAATGCTGGTGAGTCCGATGGTGGCACAGTTACCTTTAAGTTTGATACAGGCAACTCTGGCGATAGTAACTACGATACAACAGACAGAAGACCGCAAAGCGGTGAGACGGTATTGTTAAAACGTGTAATGACACTTACGCAAAACACAGACTATACGCCCAATGATAGCTTTCCGGCAGCAGCGCATGAAGAAGCATTGGATAAACTGACTTTTATTCAACAGCAACAGCAGGAAGAAATAGACAGAACATTTAAGTTTGCAGAAACCGATACAGGTACAATAACCATTCCAACATCCACAGAAAGGGCTAGTAAATATCTAGGATTTGATACCAATGGTGATGTTATAGCAGTAGCTGGAACAGCCGATGTAACACCAATATCCACCTTTGCTGCTACCATTGTAGATGACACCAGCGCATCTGCGGTACGAACAACCATTGGTTTAGGAAATCTTTCTACTCTTAACACAGTAGGCTCTACACAAATTGATGATAATTCGGTAACAGCAAGTGAATTAAATATATCCGGCAATGGTACATCTGGTCAGTCTATTGTTTCAGATGGTGATGGTTCTTTTAGTTATGTAAGTGTTCCTGCTTTTGTTTCTGGAATGGTAATGCCTTACGCTGGTACATCCGCCCCTACTGGATTCTTATTGTGTGGTGGTCAAGCTGTTAGTCGTACAACCTATTCTGATTTGTTTGCCGTGATTGGCACAACCTATGGTGTTGGCGATGGTTCATCTACATTTAATTTGCCAGACTTACAGGGTCGTGTTGTTGCTGGAAAAGATGATATGTCTGGGTCAAGTGCAAACAGGCTGACGGATGCCGTAACTGGTGGTTTAAATGGTGATACATTAGGTGATACTGGCGGTACAGAATCGCATACATTAACAAGCGCACAATCTGGATTACCTCAGCATAACCATTCAGCTACAACAAACTTAACTATCGCTGGTAGTTCTGGTGGTTCAACTGGTATTCTAACTGACTCAAGCAGGTCTACAAGTTCTAGTACGAGTTTTTCAAGTACATCAATCGGTAATGCAGGACCAACAGACGCATCTGCAGCACACAACAACGTACAACCAACAATTATTCTCAACTATATTATAAAGACGTAGAGCCATGACAGTTACAACCACCACAACGACAAATACATATACAGGCGATGGTACAACTACTGCGTTTAGTTTTACCTTTGAGATACTAGAAACAACAGATATCAAAGTCATTGTTGTTACAACAGCGACAGGTGTAGAGTCTGTAAGGTCAATCGGCACAGGAAGCACGAATTATGCTGTGACTGGCACAGGAAATATAAATGGCGGAACAGTTACGTTTGTTACTGCGCCTACTGCAAGTGAAACTGTGTTTTTAATGCGTAACATGAGTTTTACGCAGCCAACTAATTACAAAGTAAATGACCCATTTCCAGCAGAAACACACGAGAATGCGTTAGACCGCATGGCTTTGCAAATACAGCAAGTAAATCAAAAAGTAGAAAGGGCTATTACAAGACCAGACTCAGATGCAACCTCAACAGATTTACCTCATAATTTAGATTTAAAAGGCAAAGTTCTTAAATTCAATGATACTACAGGAGTTCCAGAAGGAACTGATTTAATCACAGGACCCACGGGTCCAACAGGTTCTACTGGACCATCAGGACCTACAGGACCTACTGGTGGAACAGGTCCTACTGGTCCAACTGGTCCTACAGGTTCCACCGGACCTACAGGTCCTACGGGAGCAGACTCAACAGTAGCTGGACCTACAGGTCCTACCGGACCTACAGGACCGACAGGTCCGCAAGGTACACAAGGAAATACAGGTCCGACTGGTCCTACAGGTGATACAGGACCCACCGGACCTACTGGTTCAACGGGTAGCACCGGACCTACTGGTCCTACAGGTCCAGATGGTAACTTTGGTGGGGCTACATTCGATTATACGTTTGATACAACAACAACAGATTCAGACCCTGGAACTGGTAAAATACGTTTTAACAACGCTAATATTTCATCGGCTACAGAAATGTATATTGATGACACAGATGATAATGGCACAGACATACAATCATTTGTAAGAACAATAGATGATAGCACAAGCACCATCAAAGGTCATTTCAGAATATCTAATCGACTCAATGCAAATGACTTTGCTTTGTTTACGATAAGCGCATTATCGGAGAACACAGGTTATTTTACAGTAACAAATGCTTATGTGAGTGGTTCTGCTACATCATTTAGCAACGCAGAAGACGTTATCATTACATTTGCACGAACAGGTGACAAGGGCGATACAGGTCCGACAGGTCCAACAGGACCGACTGGCTCTACTGGACCGACAGGTCCTACAGGTTCTACTGGACCTACCGGACCGCAAGGTGTTCAAGGCAACACCGGACCAGATGGACCGACAGGACCCACAGGTTCGACAGGTCCTACTGGTCCCACAGGTTCTGCTGCAACTATTTCTGTTGGTTCTACTACAACAGGTCCGGCTGGTGGTAGTGCATCTGTAAGTAATTCAGGTTCTTCATCATCGGCAACATTTGATTTTACAATACCAACAGGACCTACAGGACCCACCGGACCAACGGGTCCGACAGGACCTACCGGACCAACGGGACCTACTGGTGCAGACTCTACCGTTGCAGGTCCTACTGGTCCGACTGGTCCGGCAGGAAGTACAGGACCTACTGGTCCATCAGGACCTGCTGGTGCAGATGGCAATGATGGAGGAACAGGTCCTACGGGACCTGCTGGTCCAGCAGGACCCACAGGACCTACTGGTCCGACAGGACCAACTGGACCCACAGGTGCTGATTCGACTGTTGCTGGTCCTCCGGGACCAACTGGATCGACAGGTTCCGCAGGTCCACCAGGTCCCACAGGTCCGGCAGGGTCAGATGGTTCAGACGGTTCAGATGGGTCTACAGGTCCTACAGGTCCTACTGGTTCGGCAGGACCACCTGGTCCGGCTGGACCTTCAGGTTCGGCAGGTTCAACTGGACCTACTGGTCCTACTGGTCCTACTGGTCCGACAGGTGATGGTTTTACAGGCGGAAGTTATGCTGCCCCTACAGGAGTTGTTACATTTACATCTGATGATGGTTTAGGATTTAGCACAGGTGATTTGCGTGGGGCTACCGGACCAACAGGTCCGACTGGTCCTACAGGGTCAACTGGTCCGGCTGGACCCACAGGACCAGCAGGAAGTGACGGAAGTGATGGAAGTGACGGCTCGGCAGGACCGCCAGGTCCATCAGGTCCAACAGGGTCTGCTGGTCCTCCGGGACCTTCTGGTCCAGCAGGAAGTGACGGTAATGATGGTTCTACAGGTCCGACTGGCCCAACAGGTCCGACTGGACCAACAGGTCCGACTGGTCCGGCAGGAAGCGATAATGCAATGCCTTTAGCTGGTGGCGCATTTACTGGTGACGTAACCTTTACAGGAGATAGTGCTAATATTGTCTTTGACAAGTCAGATGATGCACTAGAGTTTGCGGACAATGCAAAAATAACCTTTGGTGATGTTTTAGAAATATTTCATGACGGAAGCGCAAACTTTATAAAAGACGGGGGTACTGGAAATTTAAGATTATTAACTAATGAGTTTAGGGTAAAAAGTTCAGATGATAATGAAAATATGATTCGAGGTAATCAGAATGGTTCTGTTATCCTTTATCATAACAATAATGAAAAATTAGAAACTTCAACGACTGGTGTTACTGTTACTGGAGAATTAGTAGCAACAAGTTTAAACATTTCTGGTGCAGTTACGCTAACCAAAGCAGATACACCTAAGTTTTGGACTAACTATGATGCAGTTAATCAGGTTACGAGAGGTTCACTCAATCAAAGTTCTTTGACAGATGAATCTGTAGGAAATTTTTTTAGTACACTTACAACTGCAATGAGTGGTGCAGAAGATAAGTGTGTTAATTGTACAGCGTCAAATAGCACTACCACAGGTGGTGGGGGTTCTGCGGCAGGAAGTGGCAGAGGTGTAGATTGTGCGTATGGAAGTCATGTAACTTCAGAGGGTCGTGCTTTTGCAACCAATGAAGTACAATTTTCTTCAAATACTGGTGCAACTGCTAGTTCAAGTGGTTCGTTGAAAGATTTTGTAAGCACTAATGTAACTGTAGTTGGGGATTTAGCGTGACGACAACACCAGTTACGGATAAACTTGGACAATAATATGAGACAAAATTGGCAGTTATGGAGTGGTGCATTATCTAATAATCAAATGGCACTTATTACTGAAAAGGCAAATGCTTTGCCTGACGTTAATGCTACAATATTTTCAGATAGCAAAGTAAATTCAGACATCCGTAGGTCAAAAGTAAAATGGCTTACCCATGACAATGAGGTAAAAAATTTACTTTGGGGTTATGCAGAGGAAGCAAATCGTAATGCTTTTGGATTTGATGTAAGAAATGTTGGAGATGTTCAATACACAGAATATCATGCAACTGAAGCAGGTCATTATGATTGGCATCACGATATTCATTGGAATGATGAAAAAGCATTTGATAGAAAATTATCAATTACAGTTCAATTAAGTAATCCAGAAAATTATACAGGTGGTCAATTTGAGTTTGGTGAAACCCAAACACCAGATTATCATATATCTACAAAAAAAGGAACTGTTCTAGTATTTCCTTCTTATTTACAACATAGGGTAACACCAGTTCAAAGTGGCACACGAGTAAGTTTAGTAGCATGGTTTGAAGGACCGAGGTGGAAATGATTTCATTCAAAGGCACACACCTATTCGACAGACTATGCTGGGCTAAAAAAAACCTTGAGCCACATCAGTCCGACTATCGTGTAGTCTACGAAGATAACATAGACGAGTGCTGTAAAATCCTCGTGCCAGACCCGAACTGGATAGCGTGTGCATTGCAAGGCGGTATCCTACCACCAGTATGGGTTTACTGGGAACTAAAGAAAGATGAAGCGCAGGAAGATTTTAAGAAACATACTCGTGGTTATCTGTTACATCAGACAGAGCCAATGGAAGCCATGACAGAAGAAGAGGCAATAGAATACCTAATTCAAAAAGATGTGCCACAGCATGTTTGGGAAAATTGGGATGAAGGTAATCGCCCGAAGATGGTAATCTGTAGGAAGGATCAACTTCCTGCAACTAGAGAGTGGAGAAACGCTTGGCGTATCTCTGAAGAACTGGCCGCATAAAGGAGACTTAGATGGCTGTAATAACAAATATTGTAGACAAAGATGGCAATCAGATAGATAGTTCAGTAGCTACATCTATTCCAAGTAATCGTGATTTCCGAAACGCATGGTCGCTATCTGGCAAGGTTATTTCAGAAGATATCACTAAAGCCAAAGAATTATTTAAAGATAAAATTAGAGAAGTTCGTGAGCCTTTGTTAGAAGCAGAAGACGTTGCGTACATGAAAGCATTGGAAGCAGATGATGCTACAGCAAAAACAAATTCTGTAAATAAGAAAAAAGCATTAAGAGATGCACCAGCGGCACAAGCCATAACAGATGCAACAACGATTGCAGAATTAAAAGCGGCTTGGGATACAAGCGTATTAGGAGTAAGTCCGTACGCATAGGAGTGATTAAATGGTTGATCCAGTTAGTGCAATAGCGATAGCTGGTACTGCTTTCAATGCACTTAAAAGAGGTGTTTCCATAGGCAGAGATATTGAGTCTATGGGCAAGGACTTATCACGATGGATGAGTGCTGTATCTGATATTGACCGCGCACACCATGAAGCAAAAAACCCACCTATATTTAAAAAATTATTTAATGGTAAATCTGTTGAACAAGAAGCTATGGAATTATTTACTCAAAAGAAACAGCTTGAGAATCAACGTGATGAACTTCGTAAATTAATTAGCAGTATGTGTGGTCCTCAAGCATGGCAAGAATTAATCAAGATGGAACGTGATATAAGAAAGCAAAGACAAGAAACTCTTTATGCCCAAAGAGAAGCGCGTAAACATTTTGCAGAGGCAATAGCTATAATAGTTTTAGTATTAACGGTTGTTGGTTTTTTTCTTTTTGTTTTTTATCTTTGGCATAATAAGGCTTAGAAATGATACAGAAGAAACTAGAAAAAGATAGTAAATATAGTTACTTAGACGCAGATGGCGATGGCATTGTTGATGATGATGAAATGCGTTTACATGATATGGAGATGCAGGACAGAAAAGAAAATGCACAGCTTCGTAAACTAACTGCACAAAGACGCATGGCAACAGCCGTGTTGTGTTTCATGGCAATCTATACTTTGCTAATGTTTGCACCGTTCATACCAGACACACGCATCAAACTTCTTACTGACCTGTCAAACTTGCTATATATAACAGGCGGTGGTATCGTAGGAGCATACATGGGTGTAAGCGCATGGATGAGTAAAAAATGATAGATATACATCACACAGTAGAAATAGCTTATGTGTTAGTTATTTCCATGTGGGGTAATACAGGTCAGGATTGGGAATATATAGGCAATCAAATTGTGTTGCAACAACCGATGACCCTAGACCAATGTGAGTATTTGATTGATGAGACAATGTGGCAAGCCTTTTATAATAACGAATATTATAAATTAATGGCTCATTGTTACCCAGAGGACTAACACATGATAGGTATTATTGGTAAGATTTTAGGTTCTGACAAAATTTTATCCAAGGGTATGGATTTGATTGACTCCATGCATACGTCTGAAACAGAAGCTATTGAAGCAAAAACTCAAGCAAAAGTAGAACTGATGAAAAGCTACGCACCATTTAAAGTGGCTCAAAGGTATCTTGCTTTGATGTTTGGTGGTACATTTTTGATATCTTTTTTTCTTGTATTATCGATGACAATGTTTGGTTATGGTAATACTATTGAAATAAAGATGGTCTTATCTGATTTTTATATTGGTGAGATAATGTTATTAATTATTGGTTTTTACTTTGGCGGTGGATTAGCTGAATCAATAAAAAGAAAGCCAAAAGAATGAGAAAGTTTGCAAAAGTTCCAAAGACAAAAGGTGGTGTGCCAAAGAAATATGTGCGTGGCGCAAAGAATCCAAAAGCACGAGAAGCAGAGATAAAACGTACTGCTAAACTGTATCGACAAGGTAAACTCACACCAGCGATGATGGATAGAATCAGCAAGATAAGGAGCAAAGGATGAGCAAAGCAGCCGTTGTAGCAAAGTATTCTAAGTCATCTGGTATATCAAAATCAACATTAGGCAAGGTATATCAAAGAGGATTAGGAGCATATTATTCTGCTGGTAGCAGACCCAAAGTATCAGCACATCAATGGGCGGCTGGAAGAGTACGGTCATTTGCAACAGGTAAAGGTGGCGCACGAAAAGCAGATGCCGATTTAATCCGAGGTGGTAAAAAGAAAAAGGCAAAAAAGAAATGATGACGAAACAGCAAAAAGCAAAGGTCAAAAAGGTAGCATCAGGCTTGCGAAAGGCATCACGTTCACACGCTGGGCAAGCCAAAACATTACAATCTTTGTTGAAAAAGAAAGGTAAGAAATAATGCCAGGTAAAAAACTATCGCCAAAGCAAATGAAAATAGCCAGAGTAGCATCACCAAGAAATAAAATTACAGGTGCTGATTTTAAAAAACTAAAAAAAGGCAAGAAGAAAAATGGACGTGGATAAACTGCGAGAGCAGTTAGCCGAAGACGAGGGCTGTAAATACGAGATATATCTTGACCATTTGGGATTGCCTACATTTGGTATTGGACATTTAATTACCAAAGATGACCCAGAATGTAACATGGAAGTTGGTACAGTTATTGAACAGAATCGTGTGCAGTCTGCTTTTAATTTAGATATTGCTGTAACGATGGAAGATTGTCACAGATTATACAAAGACTTCAAAAAGTTGCCAGAGGAAGTTCAATTAATTGTAGCAAACATGATGTTTAATCTGGGATATCCAAGACTATCTAAGTTCAAAGGCATGAAGGCAAATGTAGATGCACGAGATTGGTCTGGTGCTGCCGATGAAATGGTAGATTCAAAGTGGTACACACAAGTGCCAAACAGAGCAAGACGTTTAGTTGAAAGAATGAGACAGGTAGATGGTAGCCAAACGGTTTCAGAATCCTAAAGGTGGATTGAACGCTGCTGGTAGAGCGCACTTCAAGCGTACTACAGGAGCTAATTTAAAACGTCCTGTAAAATCGGGAGATAATCCAAGACGCGCTAGTTTTTTAGCAAGAATGGGGAATGTGAAAGGGAAAGAACGTGACAGTAAGGGAAAGCCTACGAGATTACTACTTAGCCTTCGTGCGTGGGGTGCAAGCAGTAAAGCGGATGCTCGTGCGAAAGCAGCAGCCATCAGCAAACGAAACAAAGCCAAAAAGTAAAGAAGTACAGTATTTAAAAGGTACAAAAAAGGAGAAGAAAATGTATGGTTCTATGAGAAGTAAACCAACCAAATCAAAAGCTATGAAAAAGCAAGCTGCTACAGCCATGTCTATGAAGAAAGCTAAGAAAAAACCTAAGAAAAAGATGTAATTAAAAGAAACCTCTTCTCCAACCACTTATATTTTTAGCTACTTTAGAGCTAGTTTTTGCTCTTGTTTGTCGTGTAGGTTTTGGTGGTTGAAAGTTAATGACTTCATCTTTTAATTTTTTTAATTCTTCACGGAAATTTTCTATTTCTTTTTTTGAATTTTCATTGTATGGTTTATTGAGCGAAGTTTTTATCATGGATTTCCTCCCTATTAAAACTCCCTGTGTAGGTTTGATTGTTGCCTACACAGGGTTTTTTATTATAGCCTTCTTATCGCTGGTTTAACTGGCAATCCTTGACCATCATCAAACACTTTTGATATACGCATCGTGTATTTATCACGACCTCGAGCTGTTTGATAATCTGATTTATATATTTGTATTGAATATTCTTGGTCTTTTTCTAACACGATTTCACGAGAATCAATACTTTTTGTTGTGTTATTCCAATCTCCTAACGTAGTAATAACTTGACACATCGCTTGGGTTCTTGCGTTAGGGTCATCACTATTTCTATCTGGTTCAAATAAAGTTTGTTGTAAGATTGGTTCATATGTTTTAGCCATTATTTGCTCCTTTTTTTCTCTTTTCCTCGTCTTCTAATTCATCCATTTTTTTATTGTATGCAAGGCTGATAATTTTGTAATCAGCAGAATATTTTTCTTTAATGATTTCTAGAAACTTGGTATTTTTAGTTAACCACGTATTACCATCTTTTGCATCAACGAGTTTTGCTATTTGTTCTGGTATTTGCAACATTAAATATTCTTCTTTTTCAAGCATTTGAGCTTGGTCTTCTGTTAGTGTAGTTTTAATAATTGATACAGAGTTTGGGTCAGGTTCAAACGGCGGTGGTTCTTCTTGTTTGACTTGCTGCTTTTGTTCAACATGACGATTAGGGTTCTTAAAACTTTCTGCTTCTTCTTCTGAATATACAAATCCAGATGCACCGATAAGTTTAAGGATTACCCTGTCTTTGGCGCGTTTCTCACTCATGGCAAACGGATAGCTGTTCTTTGAATTGGAAGGGCTTGCCTCACCAATAGACCATTCTGTTTTATCTCCGTCCGTACCTGTTACACACATAGCAACAAAGCCTTCTTCTACATTGTCTTTTATAACATCTGGTTTTTCAAACTGTATGCCGATGTGACTTGCAATGCGTTCAAGAGCATCGTGATAAATAACAGGTGTGCCATGACAATCCCAAGTAGCTTCTTGTTCGGTCATGCCTATCTTGCTAATCAAGTCTTTAAGATGTTGTGGTATCTGTCTTTTTTTCATTTTTCTGTCTCATTAATTTATTGTTTTCATTGAATAGTGTAAGAAATGCCTGTAGGTTTTCAGCTAAATCATCCATCTCTTTTGCCATTTTTGATAGTTTAATATCCATAACATCAATTTGTTGTTGAAGTTCATCCATTATATTCTCCATATTACTTTTGCTATTCTAAAAAATTCGTTGCCTTGATATGACATTATTCGCTCTAAATCAGGTGATACAAAATCCAATGCTTCATCAAAGTTCTTTGATTTTTTCATGATGTTTTGTATGACTAGCCATCGTTGTTTTACGATGTTGAAGTGATACTCTAGGCTATCTTTTTTCAGCAAGTCAGTAGTTTCTGGTGTAGATATTTCATAGCCATCTGCTGTGCAAAACAATAGGGCTGGTGTTAAGCCTGTTGCTTTCCAGTAGACTGCTTGCTGACAAATTTGGTTGTGATTTGGCTCTTTGGCTGGTTTGGGTATACGCCAGGTTCGAGTGCCATCCTTTTTCATGGGATTGCGAATAGACCAACTTGTTTTCAAATCTATCATTTTTTTATTTGAACGATAGTCAATCAGATACATGGTTGGCACATCAATATCATCCACATCAAAAAACTCTTTCTTTTCGCCTATAAAGTTTTGTCTGCCAAAGTATTCTTTCAATCCTTTGTGTGCTTGTACGGCTGTTGAGTGTATGTGTTGTTTTATTTCCTGATGTTCCTCTGCATCTTTACCCTCGTCAAAGGTACGGGGTTTGTAGAAACTATACTCACGCTCTACAATCTGTTTCGCTTCATCAAACTCGATGGGTTCTTTTTTATCAAAGGTAAGACCCAGCGATAAATCAACGAGTCGTTGTACTGCGTTGCCTGCCGTCATTTTAGCTGACGATGGAAACGATAATTGCATATGAAAGTCACAGTACAGTTTCAAAAAATACTCATCGAGTGGTTGTGTACCGCCAGATGCTGAGTTGTGCATGGCTCGATTGCCAAATGGTTTACGATATTCAGTCATTGTTTTCTCCTTCCGTATCATACAATCTCACACTATTGACATATTGTCAACTATCTATTATTGATTATTTATTAATTAAGAAAGGACAATGAAATGGAAAACAAAAACGCATATAAAATGGTAAGAACTACTGACCCTGAGACAAGCATTGATGCAGCTATATCACTTGACCCAACTAAATTAGAGAAGATTGTTTTGGAAGCGGTTTCACAATTTCGTGAGCAAGGTGCTACTATGTCTGAGATTGAAAGAATGTTGGTTACAATACATCCAGCAAGTATCACACCACGATTCAAACCCTTGATTGAAAAAGGATTGATAAAAACAGATAATAGAACTCGCAAGAGTGTACGTTCTAATCGTCAACAACGTATCCATTGGGCTAGTGAATTTTATAAGGAAGAAGAGCAATGAAATTAGAAGATTATATAAAAGAAAAAGGTATTAGCAGACGTTACTTTGCCAAAATAGCCAAGCTAGATAACTCAACCATTACTCTTTTAATACAAAAAAAACGAAAACCAAGTCAGGACACACTTACCAAAATCTTTATTGCTACTAAAGGTGAGGTAACAGCAGACGATTTTTATCATGGTTAATCCATATAAGCTGCCAGATGGAAAAGTATTAATTAGCCTGTCTGGTGGCAGAACATCTGCCTATATGCTTTATCAAATACTTAAAGCTAATGATGGGTTGCGTGATGATGTTGTTGTTGCCTTTGCTAATACAGGAAGAGAAATGCAAGGAACAATAGACTTTATAAAAGAAATACAAAGCAGATGGAACGTCAATATTCGTTGGCTTGAATATATAAAAGCTAAACCAAAATACCAAGAGGTAAATCACAATTCTGTTAGCTTAGATGGTAAACCATTTATGGAGATGATTGATAGTAAGTCAGCTAATAAATTTTTACCAAATCAAAATATGAGATTTTGCACCCAGGAGTTAAAAGTAAAAACAATAAAACGATTTCTCGTAGGTATGGGCTGGAAGCGATGGATTAATACTGTTGGAATCCGAGGTGATGAGCCAAGACGATTAAAAGAATCTACAGACAATAGATGGGTGAACTGGTATCCGATAGCTGAATCAAAAGAAACTGTTAGAAATGTAAATCAGTTTTGGAAACAACACTCATTTGATTTAAAGATTATGAAAGGGTCTGGCAACTGTGATGGTTGTTTTTTGAAATCAGAAGCTACATTAGCAGCAATGATACGAGAGTATCCAGAAAGAATGAAATGGTGGGACGATATGGAGCAGATGACAGGCGGTTCGTTCCATAGAAATAGAACATATAAAACTTTGTCTGATTTTGTAAATAAACAAAGTGATTGGATTTTTGATAGTCAATCTTATTTATGTCAGCAAGATGATGGAGAATGTAGTGGTTAATGGTCGCAACAAAGGAGCATCATTTGAAAGAGAGGTTGCCAACTATCTCAGGATGCATCTTTCTCTTCAAGACATTAAGAGAGATATCGAACAATACCGAACTGCTGACCGAGGTGACTTACTTGGGGTAGATGGCTGGACAATAGAATGCAAGCGATATAAGCGTCCAGAATCGGCAAACGGATTTTTCCGCAAGGAATGGTGGGAACAGGTAGTAAAGGCGGCTGATGCGGCTAAAAACAAGCCTGTATTGATATTCAAATTTGACCATCAACCTATCCGGTGCGCTCTCTATCTTAAAGATATTAATAAAAAATATAAGGGTAATGATGTAGCGATTGTTACCCTAGAAAGTTTTGTAAAGCTCCTCTCTCTCTAGGGCTTGCGTGTCAACAAAAAAAATGATAGTTATTAATTTCATTGTTAGCGTATGATAGATTGCAGTCAGATTGTACGCATCCTTTCATAAATAAGTGTTCTACTGCCCATCAAGAGGGCAAGTAGGACGCTTATTTATATGGGTATTATCTATATAGACCTTATCTTGAAGACATAGTCTATATAGATTGTACAATCTTATTTCTTTAGTTCTAAAGATAAATATCTTAATGCATACTCTACAGACTTGGGTATTGGATACTTGCCATATTCGTAATTGAATATCGTCATTCGAGTAAGTTGTAGTTTCTCTGCTAGTTGCATACGAGTAAGCTGCATACTCTCTCTTAATTCTATGAATTGTTTTTTAGTCATTTACTTTCTTTCTCTAGTAGTTTTCGAATTTCTTCAATCACATATTTCTCTGTAAGCAATCCCTCTCTCTCAGAAAAGGGACTATCAATTTGTATTCGTGGAATATCTAAAAGCTTGGCAATAGAAGAAATACCCATATTTTGCCTGACAAAATACAGGTATTCTTTTTCAGCTTCTTCGTAGCTTGCCATTAGAACAAATCAAACGGATTGAAACACGAATTGTATTCCGTCCACAAAGACTTATCCCAGGTATTGCATCCTAAAAGCCAATTAATGATTATAAAATCTATCAAGGCTACAAATGCCAACATAATTATTATTGACATAAATATATTAAACTTTGTCATTGTTATATTTTTCCTCTTAAATCATAAATTGCTATTAGTTGATGCCAAGGTCTAAATTCTCCGATTGAACGTCTTAAAATATATGCGTCACTTATCCACATTTTATAACGCTTATTATTTTTTACTTCGTAAAACTCAGCTTGTTTTTCTGCAAATATTATTTTTTTAATTGTATCTCTTAACATTGTATTATACCTCTCTTTTTAATTATGCCATTAGTGGCGTTTTAAGCACGTTCTAATGCTTATCGTTGCCTTGCCTGTAGTTAGACAAGGCAATCATAAACACTAGGCTTTCATCGCTAGTTTTTCGTTGTCTTGCATCCATTCATTTACAACTTGTTCGCCTACTATGTAAGCATACATATTCACAACTTTTTCAGGGTTGGATAAGTCTGTTGATACTTCTCCAAAATTATCTTGTTCATATTCTTTTATTATATTGATAACTTCAAAGGCTTTATTACCTAGCCATTTTTCAGCTTGGTAAGTTCCAATAATGTAATAATCCGTATTAAATGCGTGATGATGTAAATCCTCGTAGTTATCCCATATAAACATACAGTCAACATCTAGAATAAAATCATCAAAGTGTTCTTTAATCTCATCGTATTTGTAAAAGTTTTTCATTGTTTTATTCCTTTTCTTTTTTTAAGCCCATGTTAGAAGAACAGATACACTTTCCAATGCATACCTTATAGCCTCTTGCCTATCATTGGTTAATAGCACTCCGTTAATATCTCTGTCTTGGCATAATCTTTCAGTTTCATGTTCACCATTTACCATTGTAAAAACCGAATATCGCTCTTCAATGCCTTCACGCTTTGCTTCTTCATCATTGTGAAAAGCATGTAATTGGACGTATGTTTCTGAATCATTGTCGTAGTTGAAACAGATAGAACCGCATACATCATTGTGATAAGAATGATTCTCCCATTGTATCGATGAAGAATAATATTGTTCTGATTGCTTGTTTATATCTTCTAGTAATTCTTTAATAAAAGTTTGACATTCTGGGTTGTA